TTGCAATATGCATATACAAGTAACGAGGCGACATCAAACCTTGAGTTATTAAATAAATGGAGAATAGAATCCCCAGATATTGAGAAGGAGGAGCGTAATAGTATTTACGACAAAATAATAGAAGCAAATCATACCGGGAGCTTATCAATTACTGCTCATCATGTTACCTCTATTCCGGTATTTCCTGATAATTTATCCGAGTTGAATTTATCTTCATGCTATACACTGGAGTCTATTCCAAATCTTCCTGATGGGTTAAAAAGTTTAACTATATCTGGAAATCAGACCATTAAAATTTCATATTTCCCAGATAGCTTAGAGTCACTATCTATAGATATGCAGGCATATGAAGAAAATTATACTTTCCCCGCATTACCTTATGGATTAAAGAGTTTTACTGCGTGCTATGGTAAATTTTTGCCTCCCCTTCCTCCGCATCTATCTTCTTTGTCATTGCAAAATTTCCCTGAAATATTATGTGCTGAGTTACCATATAAATTAGATAAATTAGACTTACAAAATTGCCCTTTCTTGCCATTAATGAAAATGTTACCTGAGGGGTTAAAAGAACTAAGTATTGAACTTATACAAACAGTTCCCGGTACTGTTATAGATGATATTTTGCCTGATAAGCTAAAAAAATTAAGTATCAACTTTTGTGATAATATTAAACTTCCAGTTAAGCTTCCTGTTAATTTAAAGTCTATCAATTTATCCTCAAGGACCCCTATTGTATGGGAAATACCAACCTGCAATCTGCCTGCACATATAGATATTAGTACCGATGGTTATGTTAAGCTTAATCCTGAATTTCTTACCAGGAGTGATATTACCTTTAGTAACAAACCTGCAGGAGATGCGTTAAGTTTTCAGCCTGGAGATGTGGTTTATGGTTTATGTAAGGCAAGAGATCGAGTAAATACTTTAGTTAATTCGTTATATTATTTTTCAAAAAAAGATATTATTATTCAAAATACATTAACAGATGCGGTCTGGGACAGGAAGAATAGAGCCGTGTTTAATAAAGATGAGAAGATAGCAGAAAGATTGAATGATGTTCAGAGAGGGACTTTTTTTAGAGAATTTTTATCTCAACATAAAAAATACAATATTACCGAAGATAAATATTCAGACTTATCCAATGAGGAGTGCTGGATAAAAACAAGTAAAGCCGGTCTTGAATTCCAAACACGATTAAGGGAACGGTCAGTTATTTTTGTCATTGACAATTTAGTTGATGCTATAAGTGATATCGCAAATAAAACAGGAAAGCATGGTAATTCTATTACAGCACATGAGCTAAGATGGGTATATCGGAATCGACATGATGATCTGGTAAAACAAAATGTTAAATTTTTTCTTAATGGTGAGGCTATTTCACACGAAGATGTTTTTTCATTAGTTGGTTGGGATAAATATAAGCCTAAAAATGGAGTGTGATATTTAACGTATGATTCATAGAAATCGTTGACTTTAAAAATAAAATATGCAATTAATATATTTATATATAGAGCAGTCCTATTGGAGTTAAGAATATATACTACCCCTAACTCTAGACTACATGCCAACTTTACTTAGTATCATATTTTCTTGCTACATATCTGTTTGGCAAGGGTATGAATAAAAAAACAAGATTAATTTAATTGATTTCGCAACAGATAAGCACTTGCATTTATCTTTAAACTTTTTTATGGTCAACCAGATTTTTCACCATCTGCGCACGTTTATTCGGGCATGCGTTGAAAACCTGCAAAAAAGAAAAATATCGATGCTTATTATTTTTTCTTTAAGTAAATTTTCGCTCAACAAACTTAATTGTTTATTCAATGACGATGAAGCGTGAACTATGCTGGAAATGAAGGAAGTCAACAGTAAGGATAGTCTGAATATTCACGGGTGATATTATGAGACATCGTATATTTTTCCCATTGCTTCTGGTGTTGTCGGCTACAGCCTTTTCGGCATCGGCGATGGCCGCCAGTGATACAAAACCCCCACCAGATAATACAAAATCCGCCTCCAGTGGACTGCCGCCAATACCCGCCCCATTTATTCGTCCCCCCTGGTGTGACAACTGGCCACCAGATATAGAAAAACCACCGGAGTGGTGTCAGATTTGTGGTTGTTAATTTTTACAGAAGGCTGTAACAACCATATCAGTACTGATGGTATATCTGGTTATTATGCTTCATCAGTTCCTCCTGAACTGAATATTACTTCAGGCTGGTGTATTTTATTAACGCCAGCCTGTTTTTTCACAACGTCATATTACTGACTTACTGGCCCATGCCTCCTGAGAAACCAGCCAGCCAGTAGTTATTACTGTGGTAATGTAGGCCACCTGATTGCTGTGAAGGTGGCCTCATCTTTCACATCGCTCAAATCCAGCATTTTCAGCGCCCTGATATAGACCATCCATTTAGTCAGGCTTGCCCTATCATCGTCGCTGATATCCCCCAACGCCAGTTCGGTTCGCCAGTCGACAATGGTGCTGTTAGCATCGGTAAGTAGCTTCTGACGTGTGGTTTCGGCTTTTGCATGATAATCAACGGGAACAGCGACAACAGCGCCGTTCGAATATTTCCAGTCGCCATAGATATTAAATCCTGCAGGTAACTTGTTAACCTCAACAACTGAAAAACCAGCCGGATAAAGACGAGAGACATCTTCTGATACGGAACGGATTATATTTTCGGAGTCAATACACAACTTATATTTTTTCGTGAATTTACTCAGCGACTCATAAAAATCCTGACCATCTTCACTACGAAAATACAGAAAGTTGTTATCATAATCCGGGTCATCAGGAGTGTATCTGGTTACGTTTTTTAATTCCATTATAGTTTCCTTAATCATCCATTAATTGTACGCCAGCCATTACCCACCCACATTTGCAACGGTCGATACGCAAATGTCACACCGTATGCTGTTGTTGGGTCATGTCTGGCTTGTGTTAAAAAGCAACCAGCAGGCGCTTCTGCAGGTCCATATTCATCTACTTTGCCCGGCCATACTGGGGCGCCACGCTGGATATTCTGGACATAACGATTATCTGATTCGCCTTTTGTATATACGTTTCCTGATGTTAAATAACGGGCGTCGAAATTACCGTAATTATCCGGAATAACTTGTCCATTAACAACAAACTGAATACTGCCATCGGTATTACGCTGGCTGTATAAATGCCATCCCTGGTCGTCATCCAGCTCAATAACCGTTGGTCGATTTCCGTCACCCCACAAATGAAATTGAGCATTCAGCACGGAGTTATTTGAGCTAGTCATGGTCATTCGTTTGGCATTGCCTGCGCGAATGGCTCCCAGAACCTGCATTTCACCGGGAGCGACACGAACGGTGTGCTGGCTATTCGCAAACGTATCCAGTATCCCGTCACCGTTCTGTTTAAGCCCGGTGTCGTTATCGCCGAACACAATCGAATTACCACCAAGCGCATTGTCAGTACCAATGCCTAACGGGCCGTTTAGCCTTCCTCCATTAACTGACAGCGCTCCGACATCTTCGGGAGTGGGTTTCATCAGGCTATTAAACAGTGTATATGTCTGACCGCTGGTTGAGTCCCCCGGCTGGACTGATGAATATTCAGGTGTACTGTGCAGCGTGACATTTGCATTACCGGTGTAATCATATTGCGCAATTAACCAGTACGCATACTGGCCGATATTAATATAAATATCGTAAGTGTCTCCTGATGTGTTAATCCAGGCACACTCAAGAACACCGTTAGGTGAGCGTTTCCATAATGTGGCAATAATTCCGACAGGCGAACCATTACCGGCGCGCAGCACCAGTTCACTGATAGTTGATTGCTCAAATGAACCAACGTTATACCCCGAACCTCCGTAAAGCTTAATTACTGCTGTCGATGTGGCCTGCGGCATGAAAACCGTGGCGATTTTGAACCATCCCGATTCACCAAATGTAACGCTGGTAGAAGTCACAGCGCCGATAGTTCTCGCAAATCGCGTTTTGTCAGGAATATCACCGCCGTTCTGCGATTTTTGCATGGCGCCGGCGGCGCTATTTATGGTTTCCCGTAAACCAACGTATTCGATAAGACCGTCAACGCTTTTTCCTGACAACGCCGTCAGAGTTTCGTCCAGCGGCTGCTTGCCAGCCAGTTTATTCAGTACAGTGGTGGCAAAGTTCGGATCGTTACCCAGCGCGTCCGCCAGTTCCTGCAGCGTATCCAGCGACTCAGGTACGGAACCGACCAGTGCAGCAATCAGTTTACGAACAAACTCCGCGTTTGCTGTCTGAAGCCCTTTAGCATCGTCTGGCGGCGTCGGTGTGGTCGGCGTTCCAGTGAATGCCGGGCTGTCCAGCGGGGCTTTGGTCTGTACCTCACCTATAACGGTTTTTACCGCCTTTGGTGTGGCCGCCAGCGCTTCGCTGTCACTGTCCGTGGCGCTGCTTAACTTAACGATACCTTTTTTCGTCAGGCTGGCATCTTCCAGGGAAATCACGTCCGCGATATCTTCTGCCCGTTTTGCGGCATCTTCTGCTCTGGTGGCTGCTGCTCCGGCAGCAGTACTGCTTTGCGCCGCCAGTGATGCGCTGGTATCAGATGCGGCGGCGTGAGTGGATGCCTCCGATGCTGATGACGAGGCGGCTGTTGCGCTGGCCGCTGCTGTACTTGCTGACGTTGCTGCGTTTGTCTCAGATATTTTTGCTGCGGCTGCCGATGCGGCTGCCGCCTTTTCCGACGCTGCCGCCGCAGTGGCTGACGCACCTGCATCACCGGCACTGGAAGCCGCCTGCGTTTCTGACGTCTTCGCGGCGGTTTCGGATGCTCCGGCGCGCGCTGCTGATGTCTGCGCCGCCGTCGCGCTGGCGGCTGCGGCAGCAGCTGAATCTCCGGCGGCAGTACGGGAGGCATCTGCATTCTCTTCAGATGTTTTCGCTGCGGCTGCCGATGCGGCTGCCGCCGTTCTGGCTGTGTCAGCCGACGCCGCGCTGGCTGATGCCTCCCCGGCTTTTGTGGTCGCCGTACCTGCGCTGCTCTCCGCAGATGCTGCGGATGAGGCTGCCTGTGTGGCTGATGCTTCTGCCGCTCCGGCTGCATTCACTGCTGCCGTGGCGCTTTCCGATGCCTGACCTGCTGATGTCTGCGCCTGTTCAGATGCCTGCCCTGCGGCGGTGGCATTCCGCGATGCCTCCGATGCCTGGCGGGCAACTTCTTCCACCATCGCCTCAAAACGCCGCAGCGCCTCCGGGCGGACGTCGTCTTCCGTCATGGCCCCCAGAAAATCATTCAGGGTGCCCGGCTTTGAATCATCGTAAACCGTAATAACTCCGGCATGTGACGGGGGACAACGGACAGAATCCGTCCGCCCAGGCTGATGCCGGCATAATCCTCGTCGCAAACCTCAATCACATCACCGGGAACGTGGCGCAACCCCTCCGCCCCCACACTAAAATCTACCGTCTGGGTTTCCAGCAGCTCCGTTTTTATCAGCCACAGCCCGGCGCGGTGTGCCTGCCCGCGACTGGTACAGCCAAACGCATCCATTTTTACCAGATTGCGTCCGTAGTGACTGATGGCGACCGTGTCTTCCACCAGTTCCGTGGATGTCTGCCAGCCATTATCAGGGTCGATCCAGTTCACCTCTACCGCATTATGGCGGTCCTTCCGCGCACTGAAGCTGTAACGGAACGGTGTACCCTCATCCGGCATTACCACATTGCTGCGGGTATAGGTCCAGACTGTATCCGAGGGCCTGTCCTGCACGAAGGTCAGCCTCTGCCCGTTCCACACAGGCATACAACGCATGGCGGAGCAGAAGTCGGTCAGCACATCCCACGCCTTACGCTGCTGTGCCAGATACGCATTAAAGGTCATACGCGGCTCTGTCCCGCCGAATCCATCAGGGACCATCTGGTCGCAGTACTGGCCTATTGCATACAGCGCCCACCTGTCCACGTCCGCCGCGCCGATTCGCTGTCCCATGCCATAACGGGGATGTGTCAGCACATCCCAGAGACACCACGCCGGATTATTGCTGTATGCAGGCTTGAACGTGCCGTCCCAGATGCCGCTGTAGGTTCGCGCTACCGGATCGTAATTCGACGGCACATGAATAATCCGCCCGAAAAAATGGTAATTTCGCGTCACCTGCTGGCTGCCGAACTGCTCAGACTCCACCTGCAGGCCAATTACGGCGGTGTTGGGATAGCGCTGCCGGACATCAATAATCTCGGTATACGACGACCAGACTGTGTTGTTCTGTAACTGGTCAGTGGTACTGTCTGCCGTCACACGTACCATCCGGATACCAAATGGCCGGGGAGGGAGATTATCCACTATCACCGAGGCCAGATACTGTGTGGTTGTTTTCCCGGTAATCGTAATCTCTTTTTCCACCACCCACTGACCATAGCGCTCAAGATGGATTTGCAGCCTGACGGATGTCGGATTGCGGTCGCCCTTGCTGTTGGCCTCCACCAGTGACTGCACGCCGAACGTAAAACGCAGGCGGTCAATATTTGCAGCCGTGATGGTCCTGGTCACCGGATTGTCGTGTTTGACCTGTACACCAAGCACCGTCTCGGCGCCGGACGATTCAAATCCCTCCAGCGGGGTCTGTTCCTGCTCACCGACGCGGTATACCACCGTCACGCCGTGGATATTCGTGTTACCGTCGCGGTCCACCACCGGCGTCTGGTTTACCAGAACACTGTGCAGACCGTTCACCGGGCCTTCTATCGGTCCCTCGCTGATGGCATCGATGACGCTCAGTAGCTGCGTGGATTTCAGGTTATCCGGTGCCTCGCGGGGCGTATGCCCTTTTCCTCCGCCCTTTCCCATTTATTACCCCGTAAAACGACAAAACCGCCCGGAGGCGGTTCTGTCTGAATCTGTTCTGTTGTCAGCGGCCAATCACCACAACCTGACCACCATCTCCTTCATCAGCGGTACTGACTTCCTGGGAAATCACGCGTGATCCGGTAAGTAATTTCTGCCATCCCCCACGTTGCCATTTCGCTGTCACGCTGGTAGTCATAACCCAGCGGGGTCATGGTATCGATAAGGCGCTCCAGACCACTAACCTCTTCCAGCGCAGGAAAGATTTTTTCTTCCATCCAGATATCAAGCTCTGTATCAGGAGCCTGAGCCCTCAGAAAAACTGCCGTATGGAGAGTAGCCTGCCAGTCATCCTCATCGGTCATAAGGCCTGTATACTGTGCGTCTGTCAGCCAGACAGCTATTGCGGGTAAATCTTCCTGTTCTACGAAAGCAGGAAGTCCATCAAAAAGAGTGACAGGTGCGCCAGTCACAGATTCCAGCTTTTCCAGAACGGCCCGGCGGATTAATGTGTGTTTGCTCATTGTGAAAGATAAAGCCTCAGTTGTTGTTTCAGGGCATACCCCAGTTGCTTCGGAATTTCCTCGTCAATCAAGCTTTGTGTGGCGCTTTCGAATGCCTGAGTCAATGGTCCGGAAAGAGGAATTTTCACCACATCGATTGGATAACGGTTTTTCCCGTTAACCCGTCGCATAACATGCCAGCGTCCGTTAGCCAGTTGCTGAATAAAGGCATCCCGGAACAGATATGGCCCGATTTTCAGCACACTTCCGCGATACAGCAGTTTGCCCCTCCGTTTGCTCATCCTGACCTGTGCAGCACCCAACTTTATGGCGGGAAGGTTTCCCCGGTTAATCCGTATCCGGGCAGAGCGTTTGCCGCAGCGATCGGCGATGCTGCCAGAATGGTTCTGGCCTGTTCCACCGTCATCTCTGGCATGGCCGCCAGTGTCTGTGCGAGTGTTTCCCGACCACCAGCTTCTTCCAGGGCAAGGATACGGTCAGCGGTGCTGGTCGTGTCCGCCGGCGCGGCGGCAGCCAGAATAGACTTCGCCTGAGCAACGCTCATTCCCGGCTGCCCGGCCAGCATCTGTGCCAGTGCCTCATGCCCCCTGGCCTCCGGGCAACCCAGAATTCCCATTACGCGCTGGTTTTCCTGCGTGACAGCGTCAGCTGCACTTAATTCAGGCATAGTGCCTCCTGTCTTGTTACTGTTGATAGCTTCTGCCATCACGCCGATGGCGTCAGCAGCATTCACCATTCCATCTGCCAGTCCGGTAGTGATAATGGCCTGCCCGTCATACACTGCCGCCTCCGTCGCCATTACCGCATCGACAGACAACCCCGTGTACCGGGCCACTTTTTCTGCAAACATCTTTCTGGCCTCGTCCATTCGCTGCTGGTAGTCGGCATAGACGCTTTCCGGTAATTTCTGGCTGGGCGTCAGATCAGCCTTGTGTGCGCCAGAATAGATAAGGGTGATATCGATCCCTTCCTGTTTCAGTTTTTCGGCGTAGCTGGTAACTCCCCGTATCAGCGCCTCCTCCAGCCAGCAGGAAAACATTTGTGTCGCCAGCCGTCCGGCAATGAACCGGCGCCGCCCCAGGAAATAGCGCCAGGACTCATTGGCAGATGCGCGGGCGCTGGAATAGCTGACCTGAGAATAATCACGCGAAAGCTGCTCATAAGAGACCCCCAGCCCGGCGGCAATATACCGGAGCAGCGCCTGCTCCAGCGCTGAAAAGCCATTATCGGAATCCTGCGCAGTCTGCAGATTCAGCTCATCACCCGGGTACAGGTGGGGAATTTTTACACCTCCCAGTTTGATACTGTTGGTACTGTAATAGCGGGCATAATTTGCGAGCATGTTAACAAGGGGCGTATCTTTGTTATCTGCCGCCGTGATGTATTCAAAGGCTTTCTCGGAATCGAGTTCGCTTTCGATCGTGGCGGCGTACATGGCTTTGACAATCGCGGACTGAAGCTGCGTTGCCTGCAGGGTATCAAGCATCTTCAGCCGCTCCATCACACTGTAAAACTGATTGGCACCGCGCGTCTGTCCGTCCTCAACCGGCTCGAAAATATGTAACATCGCGGGTCGTCCGGACGGCAGAAAACGAGGAATACGGGTCCAGCGTTCCCCACCAGCCACCGGCCAGTCATCATCACAGACATGATAGGCGAGGGCTTTTCCATTCCGGTCCGTTTCCACTCCTGCGCGAAGCTGGCGGTTTCCGCGGGCATACCCCGGTGTGTCCACCCGTTTCGGACTGACAGCCTTGAATCGGGTACGGAAAACCTGCGTGGTTTCAGCGTCCCAGACAGGCTGGAGAAAAATTTCACCATTAAAGGCGTGAACGCCCACGCCTTCACGGATGAACTCTGTAAAAGTACGCTTCCCCTCGGCATCCATTTCGCCAAAAATACCATCGCAATATTCTGTCCATGCAGCTTCAACCTCATCCACAAAACTCTTCGCTGCGCTCTCACGCATACCAAGATAGCGCCAGTTTGGACGATAGCTGATAAGAAACAGGTGTCCGACAATATGATCCTTGTGCAGCGCCACCGCATTTGCTGCAATACCATTATTACGGACCAGATCATCAGCCCGCGCATTGCCGAGGCGCAACGAAGGCAGCAGCGCGGCATCCACGCTTTCCGCCGGGGGCATCCAGTCAGCCATCTGTCCGCCGAAACCGATCCCCCCGCCGGTGTATCCCAGACTTTCCCGCAGCGGCGTGCCGTGAACATCCACCAGAACCGGGGTGCGCTTCACAGTCTCACCCCCACAGGTGCCCGGCGGCGACCATTGCACAGTGACGCCTCAAGTTCCGCGACATATTTTTTCAGATCCCCTACCGATGTCGCGGTAAATTCAACCCGTCGCCCGTCTTTCTGAACCGTCGCCACCCGTTTTCCCGTCATCAGGTCATGCAGCGCGACGCGGGCTTCCTGTAGCTCAGTGATTGTTGCCATTAACTCCTCCTGCCAGCATTGCGGCCAGTTGTTCAAGTGTCGGGGTATCCTGCTCTTCGCTTTTCCTTGATGTCGCCAGCGCCTCCAGATCCAGTTGCCAGCGCTGCACAGACACCCGTAACGCTGCACTGGCATAGACAAGACAATCCAGCGCTTCGTTACGACGTCCTTTGGCATCCCATAACAGCCGGAATTTTCCGTTAACCAGTTTCTCCACCAGCTCTTCGGCTACCAGTTGCTTCGCTTCCACCTCCGTAAAAACATCCGGATTATCCGGAAAGCGGATCGCATAAGGCGTGGCTTCGTCGGCAGGCGCAGTAACCGCCCCCATTCTGGCGTAAAGCATTTCTTTGGCAGTATCAGTACCGATTTCGCACAGGAATACCCCGCTCTGGTTGCGTTTTTTAGGCATGGTAATAACGGGTTTTCCGTAAACGGAGGCCCCTTTGACAGGCAGCACGCGGAAAATGCCGTGTTTTTTTGAGCGTTTATAGACGATTTCTGCATCGATACCGCCGATATCCCAGCAGATACGGGAAATGGAAATATCCGTCCCGTCAGCATGACGATATTTTTTATTAATGACGGCATCCACACGCTGCAGGGTATCTTCATCATCATGCCGTCCCATGATAATTTGCTTATCAATAAGGAAAGCCTCTTCGCCCGGCGCCCAGCCCCAGATATACATTTCATAACGGTTACGCTGGGAGTCGATACCAGCGGTCAGATACACCACCCGCTCCGGAACCGGCGCCGCATAATGAATCACTTTTTCCAGCAAAAGCTCATGGCTGAGTTTTTCGGCCACCGCCTCTTCATAAGGCTCGCCCAACGTGGTGTTTATAAAGGTTTTCACACCATTTGGATCTTTCAGCGCATCCAGCCAGTCATAAATAATCTGTATCCAGGTGGTAAAGGGACTGTAAGCCGTCCAGATATGAAAGGTAATGGATCGTGGCGGCGGAACCTCCTCACCGGACGCGCTGAAATAAGCCAGTCCATCGCGTGTCCACATGCCTGTGTTATCGCAAATCCAGCGGCCTGCTTTCTGATCAAGTTCCGATTGACGGATCACGCATCCATTATGTTCACAAAGGTAATACACCGTCTCCGGCTTGCTTTTCTCCCATTTCAGACCGAACGGCGTACTGCCATCACCGAATTTAAGGTACTGTTCTTCGCCACAATGCGGACACGGTACATAAAAACGCATAAAATGCGCCGATTCATTTGCCGCCTTTTCAATCTGGCATGACCCTTTGACTTTTGGTGTGGAGCCCCGAATGGATTTAGGCCAGACAGAACCTTCAATACGTTTATCCCCCAGCAGCGTCGGCGAACCTTCTTTCTCGACATCCGGCTCAAAAGATGACAATTCGTCATAGCAGACCACATCCACCGATTTTTCACGGTAGTTTTTGGCTGCTGCACCGCCGAGGCACCAGAACCCGACACCGGAAGAAAAGCGTTTCAGGGTAAGCGTGTTATCACGATGTTTACGCCCGAACCAGGGGGCCAGCTCCAGCAATACAGGAACATCCCTGATAGTCGGCTCCACGTGGGATTTCATAAAATCCTCAGCGGATGAGTCGGTCGGCTGGAACAGCAGGCTGTTGCGCGACTTGTGCTCTATGAAATAGCCTTCCACCCCCAGCAACATTTTGGTATAGCCCACGCGGGCAGACTTAATGAGGTTTACAACGCGGATCAGTTCATACCCCATCGCGTTCATTATCGCTACCTGAAACGGCAGCGTTTCCCATTTGCCGGGGGTGTAGGAGGACTCTTTTGGCAGATAGTAATACTCATCAGCCCACTGCACGGTGGTAAGCGGTACGGGAATATGAAGCGCTATCAGCCCGTTAGTTATGGCTCTGTTGGCATTATTCGCCCTGCGCTCTCCGGAAATCATCGGTCCACTTCTCCACATCCGCTATCGTGGCGGCCCTGCCTGACGCCCTGGCGATTTCCGTTCTGACCACATCGATGTGCGACTGGCACAGATCAGGGTATTTGCGCTGTAATACCAGCGGTATCCTTGACAGTATCCCTGCTATTTCCTGAGCCACCCGTTGCAGGATGTAGGTGAACAGTTCGGTCTCAAGAACCAGCCCTTCGCGCTCAGCATTTTTAAGTTCCTGCGCATCCGCCTGGGCTTTTGTCAGGCGGTAGCGCTCATAGTCGATGGTGCCGGGATTAAGATCTGATTCCGCAGCGGCACGTAAATCATCAACCTCTTTACGCAGCTTTTCATTTTCAATAGACGCATCACGCTCCGCGTACCATGAAATCGCTGCCGCGGTGTCGAACACTGCTTCGTTACCTTTTCCTCCTCCGGAAACAAGTGGCAGCCCCTGGCTTTGCCAGGCTGTGACAGTTCTGACGTCACAACCAAAAATTTCAGCCAGTTTTTTTTTATTCACGTTCATGGAAAAGTCTCCCGGAAACAGGAAAGGATCTGCGATCTTCGTTTTTAACTAAAAACGTTATCCAGCAGATCCTTTCTTTTTCCTAAAAAAACCTTTAAAAACAGGAAATAAACGATAAGAAGAACGGATCTGGCTTTTCCCTGAAAATTTTCATAAGGAGTGAAATCCTGCGACGCTGCCGCCCCGTAACAGGCAGAGTTCCCGGAAAGGACCCTGGAAAAAACCGAACAGTTATTGTTATAATATAACAATTAATCATTTTAACGCTGACTGAGGGTCTTACATATGAAATTCAAGAGTATCACTAAAACTGTTTTTCTTTTTGCACTGCTAACCTCAGCTGGCTTTGCGACTGGTAAAAACGTGAATGTCGAATTCGATAAAGGACAAAATAGCGCCCGCTATTCCGGCGTAATAAAGGGATACGATTACGATACATATAACTTCCAGGCCAGAAAGGGGCAGAAAGTACATGTAAGTATTTCGAATGAAGGCGCAGATACCTACCTGTTCGGGCCAGGAATTAGCGATTCCGTTGACCTGTCCAGATATTCATCTGAACTGGATGACAATGGCCAGTACACGCTACCGGCGTCCGGAAAATACGAACTGAGAGTACTTCAGACACGTAATGAAGCCCGTAAAAACAAAGCGAAAAAATACAGCGTCAATATTCAGATAAAATAAATGCCAGCCTGGTCAGGGGACTCGCTCCAACACCAAGCTTTTCAGCCACTGGGTTATTTTCATGATGTGTACCAGTTTTTAGCGTCTGGTTACATTTAATGTCTGTACGGGAAACATTATCCCACGCAGTATTGAGACGCCCTGAGTAACTGTCAGGGGCAAGATGCAAGCAAATAAAACGAATGTTTCGACCTTTATTCCCCGTACTTTCCATTCGTAAACCTGGTGCGGGGATTTTTTTATCCGCACTGTGTCCGGATGTACTCCTGCAAATATTTCAGTTTTTCCTGGTCGCTGATGATTCCGGCGCGGATATTGAAAACGTTTTGTCCAGCACCTGGAGAGAGTTCGACGGTGGCAGCATTGCCCACGCGGCTGGTGCTGGCGGTTTCGGTCTGGGTGGGCACTGAACATCGCCCTTCGACGCGCACCCGGCCACCAGTAGCAAGGCGGCGCTGCAAAGCATCATTCTCAGCTTTCGCATCAGCGAGTTCCTTTGTATATCTGGCATCGAGGGCGGCACTGTCACGCTGGCGCGTTTGCATATCGGTAATTGTCGCGTTCGCCAGCGTCAGGCTATGGCTGGCGGTATCGCGCTGCGATTTATACTGAATGGCGTTGTCGCGGTAATGCTCTGTTGTCCATGCAAGTGCAGCAATCAGCAAAGTCACTGAGAGTTGCAACCAGTATTTTTTCAGCAATACAGGTAATAGATTCATACCAGCACCGATTTTGCTTTCTCAAAGCGCTCACGCCGATCACCGATGCCGTTATGCCCTCCGTTGATGATTTGCGTAACGCGTACCAGGTCGCCGGTGAACTTCAAGCATCCTTTGGTGGCGAAAAACCACGCTGCGGATCGGGCTGCATATCCTTCCTGCTCCAGTAGTTGTGGCACCAGCAATAAATCAATACCCAGCGCATCGCCGCACTTGTGGTAATTGTCACGACCGGTAATCTGGATAAGCCCACGCCCGCGATACTTCCAGCCATCTCCGGCGTCTTTGTTACCCATGCGGCCGCCATAAACCAGATTGGCTATTTGTGGCTGGTGGGCAACCTGTCGACCATCAATACGCCCCAGCATTCCGCACTGATAAGGCGTAAGGCGTTTACCAAACGTCTTCTTCAGCGCCTCCACCGAATAATTGAAGCTTTCCCTCAGAACAGTAAATCCTGCTGATTCATGTCCCGTTTGTGCAATAAACATGGCCTGATCGAGTGGAGCAGTAATACCGAATTCGCTCATTGCCGCCGTAATATGCGGATACCAGCGCGCAGTTAACCCGGCGCTGATACCAGCCGCCTGCTGAAATTGTTGTTGATTCATCAGTACCTCAGTGTATCAACCAGACGCGCCACATTACCGCGAGCCCACAGCACAGCGGCGCAGATAAGGATATTCACCATCACCACCAGCCAGTGGGATGATTCATATAAACCAAAAACAAACCGGAAAGGGACGCTGGCATATACCAGCACCATGACATAGGCCAGTAACGAAATCAGGGGGCGGTGTGTCGCATCACCGCGTCGGTAAAACATCAGAACGATGACTATCACCCCACAAATTACGGCATTCAGAACTGCAGAAGGGTCATTTGCTACCATTTGATCCCCCCCCCCTGATACGAGAAAGAATACTGAACAGGCTGTTCAGATCCTGACTGTTAAGAAAAGTGAGAAACTTTATACACATTGCAGAAATAATCACTGCGCCAAGTGCATCCAGTGGTTTTTCATAATGCGTTATTGCCGCAAGCTTAGTACCTATCAGCCCGGCGCCAAGCACTCCCACAATAAATGACGTGATAAAGTAAGCGACCAGCCTGATGCGTCCGATGTTGGTTGCCGTGGCGACATAAAACACCGCGCCGGCAAAAGCACCAAATACCACACCATAATCGGTTCCGGTTGCCAGACCAAATACACTGGCCCCCATTACTCCACCAGCCAACACTGTCGCACTGGATACAGGTTCGGACATTCATCCCCCTCTTAATTGCTGTGAGTCCTCTCAGAATTGAGGGGATATGGAATCAGGCAACCGGGCTCATTTGTTCAATTAAAAGCAGGATGATTCCCGGTACCTGAAAATTCTCAACCATAGACACATGAACACACACAAGCACACACAAAACATGCGCCGTGTGTAATGGTTTTCAGGCCAGGAGGAAAAATGAAATCGACTGACCTGGTAAAGGAAATGACTGCTGCCGGATGTGAATTCAAAAGGCATAACGGAGGAAGCCAACAGGTATGGTGGTCACCGATAACCGGAAAAACTTTTCCGGTTCTGCATCCGAAAAAAGACTTACCTCTCGGCACTGTCAAATTCATTAAAAAACTGGCTAGGATCTAATCCCTACCCTCTGGAGGTTGATATGTTCTTCTCAGTGGGCGTCGAGACGCCAAAAGATGAAAACACCGCCTACGGTATGTTCCTTCCCGCGTTTTTCAGCTTACGATTACAGATGTTTCTCCGCTGCTGATACTCAAGACCAGATTGCCCCGATGGGGAAAGAAGATATCCTGATAGTTGTCGAAGACTTGGTTCAGAACAACAATGTTGCTGTCGAAGATATCAAGGATGCTGGCTATCTGGTTTATTCCGTTAATGCAGAATATAAGGACTTCGACAGCTGGGTTATGGTTGATGTTGATTTAACAGAACTCAGGGGTAAACCACAGCGTATTAATATTTCGCTGCATGACACGCCGCTCAAACGCATCGATAATGCCGTTAAATCAAGCGGTGCTTACCGTCACCGCAGCCATTTCATCGCTGAAGCTGCGCGCCACGAACTTAAGCAATAAGCAATTAACCCCAGTTAACCGGGGTTTTACTAATTCCAAGCAAGCGACTTAATCTTTCCTACCCAGGCGTCCACTTTACTTCCTTAACTCATTTAAAACTTGATAAAACTGCATTAAGCATTTACGCTCAGGCATATATATTGGCGACCATCACTTTAAAATAAACAAACCCATATTTAACACCATTCACTTAAAAACAATTTAATAGCTAAGGCTCGCCACTATATTAGTAGAAACATTTAAATAAAAAATAACGTTTTTGAATCCCATACCACCCCATTAACAACATAAGATTTACTTGAATGCGCTTCACAATACCCTTCGGAGTAAGACATGTTCCCCGTACTTGACTTACAATAAGTCAACATAGCTAAAGCTGCCAAAATAGCGTTATTATTCTGCAAGAAAATCGCGCCAACTCTTATTGCATTTTGTCCGCCAGGGGTTGTATGAATAAAATTTTGACTTAGCTGTTCCCAGCTATTCGTTAACTCAATATCACTGTCACTAAGGCTATAAACATTTGGCTCCGGACGGAGATCGAAAATAGTTCTTACATTTCGCTGTATCTGTCGAAAGCGCAGTGCTTCTGGGATTACATGAGCAAATCTGAGCAGTGTGCCAGCTTCGGCCCTTGTTACTGACTGAGGGTTTATACTCATTAACGTAATTAATCCTGAGTTCAAATTATTTCGACTTAACACTAGTCCCTGGCGACTTAAACCAGACCAACGCTGTAAATCAGTGTAATTAGATGCCAGTTTTATGGCTTCCGTCGAGTCAGCGAAATCTGGGCCCACAGTAATATTAGCCTCATCTCTGAAGTGATAATATACTCTATTATAAATAAACCCAGTCAAATAAAGATTTTGGGGGCTTAGTACAAAACGAACAGAAGATATTGTCTCTGAACCATAATGATCCAGCCCCTCTAAAGTAATCACCACTCCATCATTCGTTGCACCTGCGTTAATTTGATAAACCGATGTTGTTTCAACAACAACATTTGGCATTGAATGCCCCAACCCCTCTCTTATTCTCTGCAGAGACTGCACATAAGATTGCATATCTTTAAATGAAAGGTTGAATTCTAAGTTGTTAGCAAAAACACTCCCGGATAATAATATGGCCATTATAAAAATAAGTTTTTTCATTTTATGTTCCTAATGAGTAAGACAATTTTAAAATTCCAGTATGTAATTGTGTTTAACTACATTCACGGTATGGATTTATCCAACAAAGTACGTATTGAGTGATTCTCGTGAGCCTGAATACGAAAAAGGCCACGTAAAGGCGCAGCCTTCATGGTGAGAGTTCTAATCTTAAGAAGCACTCCATCAAACACACCACCCGCAATTGTCAGAACCTTGAAGAAGTACTTTTGGGTGACAGTATCTGCGGCATTATTGCCACAAACAACGTTTCTGCAAATGCTCCAAACACAATCCCGAAATCCATTCCAGTAAATAGTCCGAATACAGTCGCCCCCGCAAGCGCCACAGCCGTACAGGAACCTGATGAAGGTTCAGACATAATCGTCTCACCAATCAGATTCAGACTGTTCTTTATAGCGGTTAATACCAAGCAATATTTAATTTGTCTTCTCAGGCCCCATACAATGACCTGATGAGTCACAAGTAGTTATCGCAATTAATTCATTACGAGAGAATCCACATTTGAAATCGGGGTCGGACCAAACATCCGGTTTATAATATACCCTTACCGACTGCCCTGTTGCATAATGATACCTTGCTGTCGTAAGCATATTATCAAACCCCTGTTTATGATTCCCGTACACATCTATTTTACACATGGTATCGACAGTAAGAACTTCACTCCCGCGCTTCAGTTCGATACAAAAAAACTGAGTCTCCTTCTCCCCTGATTTATACACGCCATAGGACAGATTCTTAATATGAACTTCACTCGTATAATTATTATAATCAGCCATACTCGCATGACAAACACTGGATAACGACGCAAGAGCAAGCGTCAAAACCTTTAATTTATTTTTCATAATCCACTCCAACAATATTTACCATAACATATAAAAACATAGGGAAACTGGATGTAATAATTATCACTACACTCATTTTTCACTGTCAACGATACTCACACAAAAAAATAAAATATTTTTTATATGCCATCATCAGTTCAATACTTCTGGTAAGACTCCCCGCGCATCGTAAAAATCCATTTCATAGTAATTATATTTACTACGTGCATCATCCCTTCGTACTCCTCTCATTGAAAAACTAGCACTGATTAAAGTACCAAATGCACTAATCCTTTCCCGGGTACTTACCTGTGATACTGGTAAGTTGGGTATTACCCAGGATTTAATCGTGTACTCACTCGTAAATAACGGGAATTTGATTTTCCAGGTCCACCTCTTACCTGACTTGTATTTCTGTCGTAAACAAGCGCAACTGCTTTCTGAATATTTTCAGTTGGGATAGAATTTACGGCTACATACACACTTTGTAACCGCATCATAACTCGCTAAAAATTACTAAACTGGATGCCACGAGATACAATATAAGCGACAGACGGTGGAAGACTGTAGAAACTATTGTCTGCACGCATTCTGTATTTTCATTAATATCTGAGGTAGTCGCAATATAGTTACTGTCCCGACTACCGGCGGCACAGGAGTCACCTCTGATAGGTTGCTGAAGATTTCTGTTATTACCGTGAGAACTAAAACCATTCCGAAAAATCACATCCGGAGGTCTCGATCCCACACGATATAAAAAATTCACGGCACTTGCATAACCAGAGAAAAACACTAAAATAATATTACTTTTTTATCATCCCCCCTTCTACAGAAACTATCATACAAACCACCTAATGTATTAAACCGTGTGTCAACCATAACTCAGTTATACTTTACGCCTCGCGATACAGCTTTTCTAAGCATACCGGGATTGAAGCAGTTTGTGGGCAAAAATGCAATAGCTTTTTTCACTAATGAGTCGCCAGATTTTGCGTACAAAATGTGTCAATTTCCAAATCTCGTAACATCCAGACCATATGCCTCACAAAGCGGAACATAGAGCGCGTTCTCAGCCGTACATAACCATTGATCAATACGATTTTTGCAGGTCCTCAGGCACCAATCTGGATGCAGCTCATTTAGCTGTTCTGCCATTTTGCGCTTACTCATTCCCCGTCCTTCGTAACGCTGGTGAATCAACTTTTTCAGCGCCGGATACTCAGCTAATACAGTACCAATCACGCGGTCAATCAACATGGCCTCGGAATCAGTACAATGCGCCAGCCAGCTTTTTTGTTTCCCGTTCATCATTTCACGAAGAAAGGCCTCCAGCTCTGGCTTGCTTGTTCCTGATTTTTTCAGACGGCGTAAAGCCTCATTGATGGCTGTTTTTGTCAGTTTTCTGGAGGCCAGTAACTGGTTAAACATATTGCCGGGTTTACCGCTGCCGATGTATGACCATCGTCCCCACATACGGAGTTTTCCCTGAATCCACACGCTTTCCAGTGTATTCAGTCGAAAATATTCGCCCGGTTTTCCGGTACTGGTTGGATAAATCATTTCGGTACCACCTTTCCCATGCGTACAAGTTTAATCACTGTCAGTACGATCGCCCTGTTCATCAGACACCGGCGTTCTTCCCTGCTCAGGTGACTGCCGTTATCGATTTCATGATGGCATTCCTGACAAATAGCCGCCGTGGCGCAGTCATCCCTTTTCATTCCCATGCCTTTGCCTTCATTCATGTGCGCGACCTGCGTTCCCCACCGACCACACAGCACGCACTGCTCAATCTGCCCGACGGCTGCCAGCCATTTTTTACTGCGGTAAGTTTTCATTTCAGATAAGAGCACGCACGCCTCCGTACTGGCACATGCCCGAATTCCGGTAACAGGGCGCTTACCGTCCAGTGAATACAGTCATGATTCAGGCTGCGCTCCGTCTTTACCCCCCTGCGCCGGTACTGCTTCACCAGCTCATCCGCCTCTTCGGTGGTACACGCCGGATGCTGAAACCATGTCATTTTCATGCGAACTCCAGCAGATGCGCGGCCACGTTTTCAACTTCTTCCGGAGAGGAAAATTTACGAAACAGAATCCAGTTCCACAGGACGTTCAGCACAGCCTTATAGACCTGTTGAAACTCGGTTTCGTCCATACTGGCGAAAGCTATGGATTTCGCCCGGCGCCCGCGGCTGCCATCCGGATAAAAATGCTCGGTATAAAACCCGGCCTGAACGGTTATGGGGGTGACTGGGAGCGCTGCACCAAGACACAGGAAATCACACGCGATAAAAACGGTAAAAATGGGAAGTACACCGTCACTGAGCGCGTTCGTGGCTGGACGGATGAGGACGAGATCGGCCTGTTCGTTCAGGTTGGTGCCATTCTGCGAGGTGAATCTGAAATCACCTGGGGAGAACCTCTTTACCTCTCCGGCGTTGTTACCCGCAATTCTCCGCTATGGGTTTCAAACCCTAAACAGCAAATTGCCTATCTGGGCGTTAAATATTGGGCTCGCCTGTACTGCCCGGAAGTGATCCTCGGCGTGTACAGCCCTGATGAGGTTGAGCAACGAGAAGAACGCGAGATTAACCCTGCTCCAGTCCAGCGCATGAGCGTACAGGAAATCACCAGCGAGGTTAGCACCAGGACCAGCGCGCAGGAGTCGGCAGCTAACGTTGATGCTGTTGCCGACGATCTTCGCAAACGCATTGATACAGCAAGTTCCGTTGATCAGGCAAAAGCAATCCGTGCGGATATCGAATCACAGAAAGCGTTGCTGGGTACTGCGCTGTTCACCGAATTAAAAAACAAAGCAGTGAAGCGCTATTACCAGGTCGATGCACAGAACAAAGTCGAGGCAGTGATCAACTCAATTCCAAACCCTGGCGAACCGGAAGCCGCAGAGATGTTTGCTAAAGCTGAAAGTACACTTGGCGCTGCTAAACGTCATCTTGGCGACGAACTGCACGATAAGTACCGCATCACCCTGGACGATATGAAACCGGAATACATCGGCTAATTGCATCGGGAGGGGTTACGCCCTCCCGCCTGAGGAGGTTTTATGCGCCTTATAAATCGCAGTAAGCAATCCCCATTGGGTCGTCGCGCATGTGATGTTGCACTGGCGGCGCATCATGAGAAGTTCGGCGATTACGGCAGACAAAAGCACGTTACCAATTACACCGTTGTAGTTGATGGCGTAAAGGTTCCTGTCGAAGTAGTTAACCGGGCCACCAGCTACGTAGCCACCGCAATGATCGGCGTCCGGAAACTTAGAAATCTGCCAGCACAGGCAAACTGAATATTAGCGATGGCCCGCTGCGGGGCCACTGGAGAAAACGATGAGCAAAAAAATTAGAGACTTTGAATTGATGAGCACCCGCGAAATTTGCTGCCAGCTCAGGATTTCTTCCAGGACGCTGGAGCGTTACCGTAAGCGACCAAGCGACAACAACCCATTCCCGGAGCCTGACTGTTCATATATGGGTGGCTCCAACAAATGGCTTAAAACCAAAGTCAATGAGTGGCAGGTCAGGGAAATGTCACGACCAACACGCCGTCCAATGTCGCATCTGAATCTGCCCCGTGACAACAAAGGTCGACTCATCCGGTCTGACGTGGCGTGA